GTGACAACACACCAGATCTGTGATGCTTTCCTGTCTGTTTCAATATCAAGTACAATCACAATTCATCCTCTTCGTTGTACTCAAACATCCTACCAGTTTCATGATCATAAAGCAACTTCCCTGCAGGGCCTGTAATGCCACTGAAGCGATTCTTAAGTACTCGCACCTTAGTGGTGTTACGTACCGTAGAATCCTCTGCCTGTCCGTTGCGCTCAAGACCCAACACCATGTCGCTGAGCTGTGCAATAGATCCAGAGCCTCTGAGCTGTGCTAGACTTGTGGCGCTACCTTCTTCATGTCCTTTGCCTTCTGGTCTGCGAAGGTGACTCACACAAATCAGTGCTATTCCTGTCTCCTGCACTAGCATACGCAGTCTGGTCATAATCTCATCAATGGCTCTGCGCTCATCTCCGTTGCCCTGAGCTGATACAACAATGCTGATGTGATCTAGGAAAACATAACCACAACCCAGTGCCTTAGCAAGGTAGCGAACCCTATTGATAATGTTATCAACTGAAGTGCTACCAAAGTGATCAAACAAGTAGATACGGTCTGTTCCCAAGGTCTTATCATACGCATCCATTTTCTCCTGATCTGTAGCGCGTGAGTCTGGTAAGTGTAAAGGTTTGTTAGCGGCAAGAGACATGATAGACAAGCCTGTCCTGCGTGTTCCTTCCTCTAGAAACAACAAGCCAATGTTGTCGTCTGTCTTGTTTAAAACGTGCCATATAATCTCACGCAGAAACTGAGATTTACCTAGTCCGCTTCCTGCTGTGATGGTCACTAGCTCACCTTTCCTGATGCCGTAGGTGATCTTTGTAAGCTCATAGAAAGGATAGTCAACGTCAGAAGGCTGGACAGGCTTCATCACCTCTTCAAGCAAAGTACTACCCTGTATGATACCGTCAGGAACGTACTGGTCAGAACTCCACCACGCATCGTTAAACTCTTTCTCTGCCTTATCTGTCAGGTAGTCGCAAGCATCTTTGTATTTGGCTCTGTGCTTAAAGATCTTAGCTTTGTTACCAAACAGCTCTGCAACCTGCTGTGTAGCCTTCTTACCTGCCTCATCGTTATCAAAACAGATAACAATGTTGTCAAAGGCGTTCAGGAACTCAAACGCTTTCTTACAATCCTTCAGAGCTGCTGCTGCACCTGAGCTGATAGACACTGCTGGCCACTTAGACCCCATCATCTGATAAGCCGCAACAGCATCAAACTCACCTTCAACAAGCGTTACAAACTTACCGCCATTGCTGAACAAATGCTGACCATATAACCCTGCATTGGCTATGTCACCCGCAACTCTAAATTGTTTATCTGGTGTGCGGATCTTCTGAGCCACAACAGTGCCTGAGCTGTCGCAGTACTCAAACACAGTCTCACCCTGCGATGAAGTGCCGCATTTGTAATACCTCGTAGAAGCTCCTGTAAGGCCTCTAGAGGGCACTGCAGGATAACTAAGGTTCTGGATCATGTTTTTTCCTTTCGTTGCTGAGAGAGGCTCTGAGGGCGTCTGAGAGGCGTTGCCGTCTACTCTCTTGCGTGTTTGACAAGCAAAGCACGTAGACCAACCTGAATCATCAACACTCAAAGCGTCAGAGCTTCCGCAATCGTCACACGGTAGATGTTGTTTTATAAAAGGCATCGTCATTACTCTTAAGTTTAGTTAAAAAGACATTCAAGGCGTGTTCTGATGCGGGGTCTTTGACGTAGAAAAGAACCTGCTCAACAATTGCAACCAAGCCAACACTATCAATCAACTCAGCAACATCAGCACAGCAAAGAGCCTCGTGCATTTCTTCCATCGCATCATAAATATTGAAACTGTCATCACCAGACAACAGCCCAGACAATTCACTCATAAAACCTCACTCTTAAGTACTCTTTAGTACTAAATATAAATAATATATAATAAATCTTTTTACTCTTAAGATCTCTTAAGTACTTAAGAGTTAGTTTAGCAGTTATTTTCATACAGGTCAAGATCCAGATCCTCAACATCATCAAGCTCTGCTCTGTCAGCTTCACTCATCAGATCAAAGTTGTCTAGCGTAGCCTGTTTAGAGCCACGCCAACACACGTTGCAAGTATCAACAAAGTCTTTTGTGTACGGGTCTTTTCTTGTTGCCTCAAAGTCACTCAAAGGCTCGTTACAAATCTTACATCTCATCACAGTTCCCCTTCAAATTGATAGTTCTCTAAGGCCTGATCAAACAGCTTGAAAAGTAACTTACCTGCTTTCTCAGGATTAAACTCAACCCAAGCCTCTAGAATCTCGTCAGAGTGTTTGTCCATCTCTGCCGCATTGCTGTAATAATATGAACCAGTGTACACGTCCCATCGCTTATTAGCGTTAGTTCGCATCAGTTCAATAAAACCAAATTCAGCACAATCGTTACAAAGTACAGCATCATCGGCTCTGTTGTACTCACATTCTCTACAAATACTGGGATTACTCATACTCATTCTCCGTTAATTTAAAAAGGACATAAGTTCTAATAAGAGTTATTAGGGATGATGTCCTTTATTCTTTCCAGTCATCACTAAACCAAACAGCGAGTATTACTACCGCCACCACACAACCTATCATAGCTTCAATGATCATTCAACACCTCTTCATCTTGCTTTAATAAGTCTTTA